TGGTCAATGCTAATGAATTCAACAAGGTTTCCAAATAAGATATACGTTGCGTCGCTTTTGTTGTGGTGCGCTTCGTTGTAGATGTTTTCGCGGTTTAGTATTTCAAAGAAATCCCGCATCACAGACGCGCGCAATGCCGGGAACGTCTTTCGCGCAATCGTTATCGTGGCGCCCGCGTTGGGGTTCTTATATGCAAGTTCAATCAATACCAAAAGGAGCGAATACGTTTTGCCTGAACGCGTCCCGCCTTGGTGTACTTGAATGCGTTTGGTGCAGGTTTTCGCGTCGTAGTATGTACGCGCTAACTTCATTCTTGGAACCAAGATAGCGGCCGCGATTCCTGAACCTCGATTTCTTGACGCTCGACGTATCCGCGCGCCTTGCCTTTTGTCTTCAGGAAAAATATAACCGCCGCCGGGTTCTTGTCTTTTATCAAAGCGTGAAGGTGCGTTTCGGCGAAATCCAACGCTTTGTCCGCGATGGATTGTACCGCGGCTTTGTACTGCATATCCGATTGCATCCAATTGTAATGCGCCGACCTTGCGACGCCCGCAACTTGCGCGGCGGTGGAAACAATGCCCAACGATTTTTCGAGCGCCTCCAACATCGCCGCTTTTGCCGCCGTTGTGTTCAGCGCCTCCGGCCGCGAAATCTTTTTTTGTGTGTCCATTGTTGTACGTTCACTTCCCGCAAAGTTCGCATTTTGGTTTGTCGTCTTCGGTGGGTTCTTTGGGTTCGTCAATTGGTACGTCCAATCCCCAATCAATCAACGCCAATTCGTCCCATTCATTCGCCAATGTATCCCAATCCCAATCCCCAAATGAAACGTTGTCTTTTATGATGAATTCCCGTTGTTTGTTTTCGGGCCATTCTACGACGTGAACGGGCGTTTCCGATATCCCGGCTTCCCGCATCGCGCTTAACCGCATATTGCCGCCCAAAACAACCCCGTCGGGCGTACACACAACCGGCCGCGCCTCCAACATTTCAGGGAACGCCTGAAGGGATTGCACCAAGCGTTTGAAATCCCGTTGGCGAATCGTCCGCGGGTTGTCCGGGTTTGGCTTCAGGTTGGATATATGCGTTCTTCCGAATCCGGGTTTCAACATATCGCTTCAGGTTGTTCGATTTGGTCGGCGATAAGTATCAACCATTCGTATTCGTACGAATCCATTGCGCGCTTGAATTCGTTTTGGGCTTCCTTGCAATGCTTCAAATTCGCATTTTGGATGCCGTAGGAATGCACAACGCCCGCTTTGGCGTACTTCCGTATGTTCGACGCAATTTCAACGCGTTCTTCGGGCGTATACGGGTTCATTTCAAAAGGCATTGCGAATGGCGTCTTGGTATTCCTTAAAAAAGTTTTCGCGGTTGCCGACGGCCCACCATTTCAGGAACCGCGTTTTGCGCCTTTGCTCGATTGCCATCGCTTGTTCGTCGAGCGTCCAAACGATGCGCCATTTTCCGGATTCATCTTGTTGGTATATCAATCCTTCGTCCTGCATCGTGGACAATACGGCCGTCAATGTTTGATGTTTGATGTTGCAGGTACGCGCGTCCTTGCGCAATTCCTGCAAATTCATCGGCCCGTTTTCATACAAGGCAACGTATATGCGTTGTTCGGTTGTCTTAATCAATCCCGATTGCGCCGCTTCGCGGAACGCTTCAATGCTTTTCTTGCTCATTACTTGTACCAAAATTTAATTACTTGAACTGCAAGCGCCGCTTGCAACGCAAGCAAGACGAATGCAACGATATCGCCGGGATGGATTTTGCGCTTCATTTCTTCGCGTAATATGCGCCGCGTACCTTGTTGCGAATACTTGCCTTCAAATCGTCAAGTAAGCGTTCCAAATCGCGTTCAAATTTCAAATCGTCTTGCCATTCGTTGAACGAACGCGCGGCCCGTTCGGGGTACGATGTGCTTTGAATGTTCGGCATTGTTGTTTGATTAAGCCCCCGGCCGAAGCCGGAGGCGATTTCGTTTGTTCAGTTCAGGCGATTTGCCACCGCGTACCAATTTCGGTTCGGCCGCTCATCAATTCAAAGTATCCGTTTTCGGTCATTACTTCGACGTATACGCCGGTATTGGTCATTTCGTGGCCTACGATTGTAACGCGGAAATCAACGTTTGCGGCGTCATTGTAAACCAATGAAGTTCCGAAGGGAAAGTTTGCGAAGGTCATTTTTTCTTGTCGTTGTTGTTTGATGGAGCAAACATACTGCATCGTTTGTTTCCCTGCAAACTTTTCGGCAAGTTTTTTTTAGGCCCAACCGGGCAAATCCAATTCGCGAACGTCTTTGAAGTATCCGCCGGGCGTTCCGTCCCATTCTTTGAAACGCTCAATCAACCGGGCGACGCGTTCCGTTGCCATTCGGTGCGCGCGTTCGCTTTGGATATACACGGCGACGTTGTGCGGCGCGGCGGATTCTACGCAAATCCAGTAAAACCGCGGGACGTTGAACGCTTGCGTATATAGCGCCGCTTGTTCGTGATATCCAAGGTTGTGCGCTTGACGTTGGAACCCTTCGGGCGATGCGTCTTGCGTCGTCTTCAAATCGAATATCCAAGTATCCGCAATCCCGTCGGCGATGCCGCGAAATTCGATGCCGTGTAATTCTTTGGCAATGCCTTGTTCGTACGCGTTGGCCGATTCAATCAAACCCGCCGCGGTGGGGTTGTCGAATATCGCTTGACGCATCCGTTGGATGTTGTCGAAATCGGCTTGGGTCAATACGTCGCGGCCGGTGGCTTGCAGGGAAAACGCTTCAAATTCTTGTTTGCCTTCCTTGGTGCGTCGGTCAATCTTCGGCGCGACGATATACCGGGCATCGAATTCGTGCGGTTCCAATACGAAGCAATGCAACGCGCTTCCGGCAATCATTGCATCCGTCCGCGGCGCTTCGCCCGCGACGTACTGCAAGTAATGATTCGGCGATTTGGCAAACGCCTTCAATGCCGAATGTGAAATGTAGTTTCGTTTCATTGTGTTCAGTTGTTTGAAATGAAAAGTAAGGCGCCGAAGCGCCTTTTAATTGTTCATTGTTTCCTCCAACGCCTCAACCTTCAACATATCTTCATCCATCGATGCGACAATGTGAAATGCCATCGTGTTGTGATATTTGTGTTCAATGTTGCGCAAGTAATTCACCGCAACTTGTCGCGGCAAAAATGCCAAATCGTATTCGCCGCGCTTAAACCATTTTATTCTAATGAATTCATATTGCGGGTTTTGCTCAATGTGGCCAATCAAATCTTGAATTTTCATCGTCGTTGTTGTTTGAGGAATTAACGGGCAACCGCGGTTTGGAATGTGTGTGAAGTTGGGATTTGATTTGCGTAGTCCGCGGCCGCTTGTTTTGCGCCTTTGAGCGTGTAGGCCGCAAAGGATTGACCCGGAATTTCTTTTGTGGTGTAACGAACCGAAACGCGCCATTGTCCGGCGGCAAGGTTCATAATCGTGAAATGTGCGTTGTCAGTTACAAGCCGGTAAATTCCGTTGCTTCCCTGAACGTCGGTGGCGGTGTAGGTTTTCATCGTCGTGTTGTTGTGTTGTTTGATGCCGTAAACATACGCCGTTTTTTTCTTCCCGCAAACTTTCTTGCAACTTTTTTTCATTGCCGCGGCGTCGCCGACAACGCGTGTTGGTCGGCATCGTTCGCCAAAAGATTTTTGATTTCGCGGATTCGGTCACGCAAGCACGACGAACACGTTGTTGCAGTGGCCGTCACGCCGGTTGCTTTGGCGTAGTATTCCGCCAACTTCGCATTTTGTTCAGCGGTGATATCGTTACCCAACCCGCCCAAAAATTCCGCGATTTCGTACGCTTCAACTTGCGTAATCGTGCCTTGCCATTTCCCAAGCGGACAAGCCGCCATTTTGAATTGCGCCTTAACCGGCATCACGCATCCGCACAACTGAACTTTTTTGACCTTTTTACCCTTCAGGATTGGCCCGCAAGTACGGGTTGACGTAACGTAATGCGGACACGCCTTACATATGGTCAAGCGTTCCGCCCGTGTTTCTTGATTGACGAATAACATTGGCAAGTATTTTTTTGGTTCTTGATAGTGATTGGTAGATTGTCGCCGCCTGAATGCCCGATTCGCGGGCGACGTCTGCAAGGTTGTACCCTTCGATGTACAACCGCGCAATTGTTTTGTCGAAGAACGGCAATCGGTCAATGAAAAGTTCCATTTGTTCCAACCGAAGCGCCGTTTGCAAATCGTCTTTGTCGGCGATATCCGGAACGGCGCCGCGTTCCTCGATGCGGTATATTTTCTTGAATTGCCCGCGCGTCGCTTCAATGAATATCGCGGTGCAAAAATACCCCATCGGCTTTTCAGGAAACGCCTTGTCGATTACGCGCAAATAAACGTGTGAAACCAAATCGGCATCGTCCGCGGTATATCGTCTTGCGACGCTACACAAGTACGCGTAATTCGTGGACACGAATTCATCCCAAGATTTTTTCCAGTTCACGAACTTCGGCGGTGTAGTGCGCTATCATTTGGGACAATTCCTCGATTGTATAACGCGCCGGGCGGTTCGATTTCAAATAAATTTCGTCCGCCGTCCCTTCGCCGTATTTCGCATTCAGGTTGCGCCCGAATTCAAATTGGCGCCCGCCGTTCATATTGCAACGCTTGCACTGGAATTGTACGTTCGCTTCGTCCCACCGCGTCGCATACTTCGCGCGGGTTATGAAATGCCCGGCGTCTACTTCGCGCCAATGCCGGTTCACGCCGCAAGTAAAGCAATTGGCGTGTCCCGATTCGTCGGCAACGCGCATCCGCACGAACCGCGAAAACACGGCGTCCAGTTTGTGAACTAATGTTGCCCGTTTTGTTGGCATCGTTCTTTGTCGCGTTGGCGGATTTCTTCGCGTTGTTCCGGCGTCAATTTAGAACGCCGTTTTAGGATTTCCGCAAAGGTCGGTTTCACTTCCGGCAACGACGCAATCAATTCTTCAAATAACGGCGTCCGCAACGCTTCACTTTCGATTGCTTCGCGGTAATGCTTTTCCCTGAATTCGCAAGCCGTATTCACGTCGTATTCGCGCAACGCCGCGCAAATTGTCGGCGTGTCAAGCCGCCCGTACAAATCAATTTTACCCCGTCGTATTTGGCCGAAAACGTGTTTCACTTCCTCGACGTTCAGCGAGCGGAATTCGTCAATGATATCTTCGGCGCATTGGTATATATCGTCCTCCGATTCAAACGTTTTGTTTACCTTGACGGCCCGCATTAGCGCGAACAATTCGCGCGAAATGAGCGCCCGCAAAAATGCGCCGTCTTCCTTGTTAGCCCGTGAAATGCTTATACCATACCGGCGTATTTGCTCCGGCGCCGTTGGCTTCAAGATGCCTTGCGAATCCCGTTCGGGTAAGGTTAACGCCGCGTAGTTCAAAAAGTCCCTTCCATCCGTTGGCGATGCTTTGGCCAATGATTGCGATTGCGTTGTTTTCTCCATTGTTTGAAATTTTCTGCAAGTTATGCAACGCCGTTTGTTCCGTTTTGGCGCTCCGATATTGAAACCGATGTTCAGCGCGGCGGTATTCCTTCCATTCCGACCAAGCCGCCGCGAATTCCTCCGAATCAAAAGGCATCACGATATCAACCGCCTTTTGTTTCATAGGTTGTTTCATAGATTGTTTTATATCTTGTTTCATATGTGCGCCATTTGGCGCAAGTTTTGCGCGTTTAGGCGCAACCTTTTGCGCGTCCGGGCGCAAGTTCTTGCGCGTATACGCGCAACTTCCAACCGGTACTTGCGCCGAAATGCGCAACGTTCTTGTTGGCCCGTAGCCGTCCCGCACGATGAAACCGGAACGCACCAATCCGACCAAGATTTTGCGCGCTTGTTGTTCCGAACATTGCAGGCGCTCCGCAAAATATACGTCGCCTGCAAAGCATTCGCGGCCCGTATCAATGAACGAAGCAACTTCCGCAAGAAAGATGCGTTCGCCCATTGATAACGCGCGCAATTGCCAAATGCGTTCAGGAATCCAAATGCCCGCCCGCTCCATATATCGTTTGTTCTTGACGCGTTACGGCGTCAACCATTACTTGAAATTCCGTCCCCGTCAACGCCCGAAATTCCCGCGCATACTTCAGAAAGTTGCGCGGCGTTTGTGTTATCCAGTTCCGAAGCGTTGGGATTGTAAGATTCATCGCTTCCGCCGTTTCCGTGACGCTCTTGTAATGCGTCAAGAAAAGCAATTCCAAAGGGGTTTTTCCGTTCATTTTGATTGATAAATTCAGTTGCTTGTTCAAAGGTCATTTCACCGATTCGCATCAACCCGCTCACATTCGCAAACGGGTTGTCGCGCCAATAACATATCAAATCGGTTTTCGTTGTTTTGTCCGGTAAGGGTTGCCGCGGCATTACTGCAAAAGCGAATTGCGAAGGTCAAGCATTTTGCGCGCGGTTAGTACCAATTCTTTGTCGTCGTGAAAACTATATTCTTGACAAATTGCGTATTGGATTGCTTGCCCAATCGCCCACGACGCATCAATTCGTTTTTGTACTTCGGGCGATGCTTGCGCCTTGGATTCCATTTGCGGCCGCGACAACTTAAAACTTGTCCCGTAGTTGCCCTCAGTTACCTGAACTTCTACTTCGTCGCCGACCTTCCAAGCGTCTTTCGTTTTGCAGTTTACGCGACCCGTACGGCCGTCGTCCAACGTTGCATCGTATTGATACAACAAGCCAAACTTGGATTCCCAAGTTCCGGTGAATTGTAGGTTTGTGATTTTCATTTGTCGAAATGTTTTTCGATGTATTCGTTCAGTTCTTCAATTGCGCGCTCGACGTTGAACAAATGCCATTCGATGCCGTACGCTTCGCGGTTCGCCAATTCGCGCAACCAATGCGCGTAGTATTCTTGGACGTCTTGTTTGAATTCGTGTTTCATAGCGTCGCCAAATCCGCAAGCATTGCAACCTGAATGTTGTCGACGAAAATTGGACACAATTTGCCGTCGGGCGTCTTTGCTTCAACAAGCAATTGCGGCCCAAAATGCGCGTCGTGGATTGCTTCCGTCGTGAAGCCGCGCGCCTCGAAATAGGCGGCGGCGTGTTTCACTTGTTCGTTGGTCAGTTTCATTGTTTCGTTGTTTGATGGGTTAGATTTTTACGTATTCGATTTTTTCGCATTGGAAGTTTGCCAACTTTTCCTTGGATTGTGTTTTCCACATTTTAGCGATATCCTTTGCGCGGCCGCCTTTGAATGCCTTTGAATCGCGGAATTCCAAGCGTTGCTTTTCAATCGCGATTGTTTCACCGGTGATTGCCGAAGTGTAGGTGTAAGACACTTGAACGGCGTACCAAATCGGTTGCAGGGTTGCGGTGTGATTGTCCATCGTGGTGTGTGTTTGTTTGTTTGACCCGACAAACATACAACAAGGTTTTTTGTCCTGCAAACATTCCGCAAAGTTTTTTACCCCGATGCGTAAAAATTATTTGCCCACAAAAAAGACGGGCCGCCGTTGCGACCCGCCTTCGTGTATCAAACAACGAATACAACGGCGATGAACCGCGCCGCAAAGTTAGTCCATAAACGACAAGCACAACGGCAACACGGCCACCGCGCACAACGCCACCGAAGTCCATTCAATCCCGTTCGCGGCGATATCGTTACAAGCCGTCAACGCAATGATTCCGCCAATCGTTCGTTTTGCCGACCACCGCCGTAGGTCGCCCTTTGTCTTGAACACCTCCGTGAAGTCGAACCGGCCCAACAAATCAAGGATTTTCATTTGCGCTTGTCCGGAATCAACGCGTTGATTAAGCGGGCCAACGCCGACGAAATTTTGTTGTCCTTCGTCGACGGGGTTAGGTTGGCGATTACGTCGAAAAAGACGATTGCCGCCGGGACGATTACCGCCCAATTTGCCAAAAGGAATTCCATTGCGTTTCAATTTATAGGTTGGTAAGCGGTGGCAACGCGTTTGATTCGTCCAACTTCAAATCGCTGAACTTGTCGGCGACCTTAAACGACGGACACGCCTTCGCGTTGGTGAAATCGTTGTGGCCGTAAACTTCAAGCGGCCCGTATTGCGCGCGTAACGTTTTGACGATGGAACGAAACGCGGCTTGTTGTTTCTCGTTCATCGTGTCTTTGGCTTTGCCGTTCTCCATCCCGCCAACGTAGCAAACGCCAACGCTATTTTCATTCCAGCCCAAAACGTGAGCGCCGACCTTTTGAAGCGCGCGGCCCAATTCGACCTTGCCCGACAATCGTATTACATAGTGGTATCCGATATCCGACCATTTGCGCGCTTTGTGCCATTGCCGAATTTCTTTGGCGCCGACGTCTTGCGTTGGGTTTGTCGCTGAACAATGCAGGACAATGAATTTCAGTTTACGCATTGAACATAGTTTTCAGCCACGATAAAACGGACAACGCGAACGCTCCAAGCGCCGTCCAATACTTGCGCTCCAAATTGGTAATACGCTTGTCGAAATCATCGTTGTTGCCGTGTAGGTAATCCAACTTTGTTTCGATTCGCGTTATCGCGCGTTCCATCTTGTTTAATTGTTCTTGCATCTAACCAAACCTTCAAAAGTTGTTCGTTGCGTTTCCGGGTCGATTTCAACACGTTGAATACAATTCAAGGTTTTGCGTGTATCGCCCGCTTCCCCGGCTGAACGTCAACCCCGATTGATAGTAAACGAAGGGTTGCGCGCAAATCCGGTTTTGAAGGTTGGTCGTGTATTCCGGGATTGACGCCGTATTGTGACACAAATACTTGTGCATTTGCGCCGTGTAGAAATTGGCGTTCTGCCTGCAACGTTCAATTTCCCGGTGCAAATCGTCCGGCGTAATTGCGCTTGTGTTGTCCGAACTACGGATAACCAAACCGCCGTTGTCAATCTTGACGTGAAGCGTCGGCAAAAGTTCAACCATTGTCCACCAAGCAAGCGCCTTGCGCGCGTACGTTTCCACAAGGGTTTGATACGCACCGGCAAGCGTGTTGCCTGCAATCTTCGTCCGTAGCGCGTCGTACAAATCCGAACCCAAGTACAATTGTAGCGTCTTGTCTTGCGCAATTAAGACGGCTTGTGAAATGTAGTTTTCATCGACGCCGCCGTTCAGCATCGTTGTACGCTTCAAGTAATTCGGCGAAATGAAAAGAACTTCGGGCATCTTATCGGGGCGTTGTGAATTTTCGTGGCTTCAGAAATCCGCGGTTCTTCATATCCCGCGGGCGTTGCGCAACGCGCTTGTCGTTTTCTTCCAAGCGGTTTTTGTTCTTGTCTTCAAGCGGCAACGAACCAATGATTCGTTTCGCTTCGTTAACCGAAATCAAATTGTTGTTTTTCTTCAAATACGTTTGCCGCATCCAGTAATGCCGACAACTTCCGCCGCCTTTGTAAAACCAAATGTTGTATGTGTCCGCTCCGCCCGGCCCCCATCCCGGATTCACCGCTTGACTACCGGCGGCAATGATATCTTCCTTGCGATATACCTTCATTGCTTGAATCATACGCGAACAGAAATCGCGTGAATCGTCGTCGGCAAGCGTCGTCGGCGCGTACGCGTACCGAACCCGGACAATATCGTTGTCCTGTTCGCTTGTTTTGCTTGGAGCGTTGCGAATCGTACGGGCAAACGCCCAAGCCGAATCCAACACGTTTTCGTTGTCGTAATCAACCGGCCGTTCGTCCACCAATTCCCAATCCGCGTCCATCGTTTCGCCGCGTTCCGTCAAGTAATCCAGCGCCGCGCTGAAATTCATTTGAAGCGCCGTTTCGGTTTGTTCTGCAAACAAACGTTCGGCGGCCTCAACCGGGAATTGTAACATCGTCACAAGCAATTGAACGCCTTGCGCCTTGGTCAATTCGCCCAAGCCAACCTTCGCGATAATATCAAGCGCGCTTGAAACTTGAATATCGGTGTACGATTGCGTAACGTCGGCCGTTTCCACCGCTTGCCCGATTGGGTGTACTTTGTCCGCGATGCCGCAAGCGTTAATTAGCGTTTGGCAAGCGTCAAGCAAAAGTTGCTTGTTGGGTTGAATTACTTGTTCGTCAAAAAGTTCGGCCGATTCCGCCAATTCCGCGCCGCCGCCCAACTTGCCCGGAACCATTACGCCGAACATTTGCGGGTTCGTGACGCGGTGGCCAATCATAATTTTGGCCGTCGTTTCCTCCGACAAAAATTGGTATTGTTTGTCGGCATCGGACAACGGGAAGGGTTCAATTGACGGGCGACGTTCGGGCGTGTCCGAAAACGTCATAAAAAACTTGCCCGCGTTCTGTGCGCCCGTCGTTTCGCGCTCGATGTTGTTTCGGATTTGGCGGCGTTCTTCGTCGTCCGGGATGCCGTTTGAAAAGTGAATTGCAAACGACGGCGACAACCCGTTTTTGATGTTGTTTATATGGAAAACGGATACTTCTTTTTCCAGTTCAATGTAATTGATAGCGCCGACGTAATCGGGTTTTGCGTAGTATTCGGCGCCAATCGTGAACGGGCGCACCGCCAAAACCTGAATCGGTTGTTCGTTCTTCAACTTGGAATTGAAGCGCGGCAATACCTCCGGTTCCTTGTCGTTTTTCCAGTCCTTGGAATAATAATAGTACCCAATTTCTTCGTCTTCGTTTGCTACGCCGCACCGGATATTTTCAAACGGAATGTGCCGAACGTTTGCAATTGTCGTCCTATCGAGCGACCAAATAACCTCCAAGTAAAAACCCGCTTGCACCTTCAAATCCATTGCGCATTTGCGCAATTCTTCGTTGATATCCCATTGTGCAAGCAACATCCTACCTTCAAGCGTGTTCGCGTCGAACCCTTGCCCGAATATCATTTGGGCAATCGTGTTGCACAACGCGTTGTGTGTAGGCGACGCGTGAAATAACTCAATCAAATACCCCGGAAAATTGTTGTCGTCGCCGTATTCAACCCATTCTTCGGTAATCTTTTCGCGGTGCGAACGTTGTTCGTACTTCGCAAGCGCCAACACATTTGCCGTCTGTTTAGTTTTCATAATAGACGTAATCGGTTGGGATTGCGATTGTCGGGAATTGGGTAATCGACGGGCCATTGATTTTCAAAGTTCCTTGTTCAACTTGGGCGACCACATTCACGTTGCTTGGGTTCTTGTTCGTGCTTGAATTCTGAACATAAACGAAGTAATCGAATTCGCCAAATTCAGTAATCAAAACGTTGTTCGTGTTGTCGATGTTGGTTCGGACACGGATTGCGGTATATCGCGGGTTGTCCGTTTCTACATCGGCCACAAAATAAAACGTTTCGCGCGTCGTGCGGTTCACCAACTGAAAAAGGTAGTGCGTGTAAGAATAATCCCGCGCGGCGTCCTGCAACGTCAAGTATATGATTTGTTCGCCTGAATTGGGGTTTAGGTATAGCATCGTTCTAATAACGCATTATTGGGAAAAAAATACGGCCCCGTAGGGCCGCATCTTTTATCGTGTCCTTTGGCATTAGTTGCCCGCGGTGAACGTCAACAACGTTTGCGTTCCGGTGAGGAACGGCGCCGGTACTTTTTCCTCCGCCGTAAACGTCAACGTGTAGCCGTACAAATCGCCGGGGTTGGTTCCCGTTACGAATGTTCCGCCCGTTACCAAGCATCCGTTAGAATGCCCAAGAATTACTTTGTCGCCGTTCAGGGTTTCGACAATTACAATCAAATGCCCTTTTACCAAATCCGCAATTTCAGCATTCACGCCCGCTTCCATTTTCGGAATCGTGCATTCAAATACTTGCGAATAAAAGACGGAACCCGTCGCAACTTCGGCGTTGATTGTTTGGGTCAATTGGCTTGCGTTTTTCACAAGGTCGAACCCGTAAACAATCTTTGCCGAAGTAGCGTCGGTAAGCGCACCGGCCGTCGGTGTGCCGAAAATTCCGTCCGCGAACGTCCCAATCCAAGCGCGTTTGACGCCTCCGATGGCATCGCGACAAGGAATGCCGCGGCCCGAAATTGTGATTGTGCAAGCCATCTTATTTCAAGAATTAGGAAGTACGGCGCGCAATTGCGTACGAATCGTGGTCGACGATTTGACAACCGGCGGTTAGCGCAACCATTGCCCGCGTTGCATCTTCCAAGGTTGATTCATTCAGGTTGGCAACCGCGGCCGCCGTTGCGAAATCGTTGCCCGTCAAATCGGTTCCGAATGCAAGGTTTTCGGGCTTGGTAAACAGGAACGTATCGGCGGGCATACCGCGCGGCGTTACAATGCGATATCCGGCGTATTGTGCAACTTGTTCGTTCGGCAAGTACAACGAACCATTGGCCGAACCCAACGCCGCGTAATACAACGCCTTCATACCGGGCGACATATACAAATAGGTGTCCGGGTCGCCTGCGATATCGCCGGGGATTGCGGCCGCAAGCGCGGCAAGGCGGGTCAAAATGTTTGAAGCATCCGTTGCGCCCGTCAAGGTTTGTTCAACGGCCGGGGTTGCCGCGACAATCTTTGCCAACCAACCATTCAAGTACGTCACGGCCGTTCCGCCCGACGTTGCGCCGCTTGTCGAATTGTAGGCGCCGCGCCACATACCAACTTCAACATCCTTTGCGGCTTGTGCGATAACGTACCGAAGCATTGCTTCGTTCGTGCTTGCCGGTGCGGTGCGGCTGTCGCGCATCATATCCGCTTCCCAAGTTGCCGACAAATCCGAATTGCACAATTGCAATTTGATTTCCAGTTTGGTAGTGGCAAGGATAACTTCGCCCAAGGTCGCGGCGCCGCCGTCAAACCCGCAAGTACGCGCCCGAAGGGAAGCGCCGGACATTTTCCGAAGAACCGCCGTACCAACGACGTTCGGATACAAGTTGCACCAATTGTTTACGATTGTGTCCGCCGCCATAATTGCGGGCGTCACATACGGAAGCGCGGCTTTGCCCGCGTACGTTCCGGTTCCGGCCGTTACGTTTGCCATTTCTTTTTTTGAGGTTTAGGAATTTGCCATTAGAATTCGGACACGCTCCGTTTCAGACAACGAAGCCAATTCCGAAAGATTCACTTTGTTGCGTTTTGCAACGCGTTCAACGCCTTTTGCGGCGGGTTGCTTTGCAAGGTTTTCAATTACTTGTTCCTTTTCTGCAAAGCGCGCTTCAAAAGACGCTTGTACACCTTGGATTGCGTCGGCAATCATTTGTGCAACGTCTTCGCGGGTCAATACTTCGGCCGCCGCTTCAACTTCGGTTTCGTCTTTTGCCGCGTCTTCCGTTTCCGGTTCCATCCATTCAGCAACCGCGCCTTCCGCGACAACGAATTTCACGCCCGAATCCAGCGTGTAATCCCCATCGGGCAACGGGATTTGTTCGCCTTCATCATTGACGACAAAAACGGCAACCCCAACGGCCCATTCTTCGGCGTCCGTTTGGATTGTTTGGCCGCTATCAAGGACGGCCGATGCGAACGCTTGCGCTTCGGCGGACAATGCCGTTGCCGCGTTCATTAGCATCTTCGCAACGCGTTGTTTCAAATCCATTTTCAAAAGGTTTTATTGGTATAACGATTCGATTTCAAGATGTTGACAAGTTCACCCAAAGATTCGTCGAATTTTTCCCACGAGAAATCCGCGTTCATCTTGTCTTCAGTTTCGCGGCGGGCAAACAATCCTTCAATTGAAAACCCTTTGACCTTGCCGCCTTTGACCCATTCGTTCCACAACGTTTCATCATCAATCTTCATTGACGCCATCCACGTTCCACGTGGAACATTCATACCATAGTGGCGGGATTTGTCTTTGTCGCCTTCAACAATCCACGATTCGACAAGCGTTGTGCCTTTTACCGGCGCTTGATGTTCCAAGGTCGCGTTGGCTTGGTTCCCTGCAATGAAATACAATTCCATTGCCCGCCGTATCGTTTCCTTACTGAAGTACACAAAAAATTCTTCGTCGTCTTTGCGCCGGTAAATTGGTTTGTCCGGAATCAATACCGGCCCCAATACAATACGACGTTCCTTGTCGATTGTCTTAAACTGAAATTCGGCGGATAACGCCACGAAATCCGCTTCGATTGCAGGCGCTTCAACAAGCGATATCGCTTGGATGCCGTAGGCGTCCGCGTCTTCGTCAATTACAAGTTCAAAAATGGTCATTATCCAAAAAGTTTTGCTTGGTCAGAAATCCGTTGGTTGGCTTGTTGCGCGGTGGATACTTCGGACGCAAGAACGTACGAACGAATCCCTTGCGTTTGATTGGCTTGTCCCATAAAACCAAGGTCAATCGAAGGTGCCATTGACCCGCCGCCACCAACGCCCGCGACGGAAGGCGGCGCAAGGTCGGGCGACGGGGATTCAAATTTTTGCTTTGCGATTGTCGCGATTTGGGCCGCACCTACGGCGGCAACGCTTGCCGTCTGAAGCAATCGAAGGATTGTCGAGGGTTGCGTTTTGTCGGTAAGCGCCGCCGTAACGCCTTCCGCCGTGTTAATTACCGCGTTGGCAATGCCGATTGCCTTGTTGATTTGGAAGTTCCTTTTGGCCCGGCGTTCGTCGCCTTTGGTGAACGCGTCGGACAACGCCGCGATTGCTTCCAGCGTGTTAAACGCAATCGCTTTGCGCGAATCGTAAACGGCTTTGTCCGTTGCGGCTTGTTTTTCCGCGTCGTCTTGTCGCTTTTTTGCCGCCGCTTCGTCGGCCTCCGCCGCCGCATCGCGCGCCGCTTGGTCGGCTTGCGCCTTTTTTACCCTTTGTTCTTCCTCCAACCGCTCGATTTCAGCGATGCGCGCCGCCTCGATTTCCGTTGTCGACAACCCGTTGGCAATCGCAAGCGCTTCAAGCGTGTTGTACTTGTCTTCGATTGCTTTTACTTCCCTATCAATATCGGTTGCGGTACGTTCCCAAAGCGCGTCTTCAATTTGAATCAACGCGGCCGCTTGGTCGGTGGCCCGTTTCAATTCTTCTTCGTTGGCCGCCTTTTGTTTTTCTTGCTCCGCCGCCGTCGCTTCGTCCGCTTTGGCTTGTGCTTCCGCCCGCAACGCTTGTATTTTTGCCTGAAGTTCCTTCCGAAGCGAAAACGATTCTTCTTCAAGCGTAAAAATTTCGGCTTGGGCTTCGGCCGCCGCGCGCCTGTTCTCTTCTTGAATCGTTCCGGACGCCTCCGCAAGTTTGTTCTGTTCGTTTAATATCGAAAGATTTTCCCGCGCAATGCGCTTGCGTTCATTTAATAAATTTTGCTCAATTTTCGACGCTTTTTCAATCGCTCCAATTCGTTCTTCAAGCGTCCTTGTTGTATCCTCCGATATAAAAGAAAGTTCTTGTAATTCTTTTTTCGCTTTTGCGGTTGCGACAATTTGCTTTGTTTCGGCGCGCTCCAAATCCTGCAAGCGGGCCGCCAATCCCGCGGCCGCCGTTGCCGCCTTGCCCGCTTCGGCGGCGATTTGCCCAACGCCATTTGCAACCGCGATTGCAACGCCGGTAATCGGGTTCAGTTTCAACGCCGCTTCGCCGACCTTTGCGAATCCTGCCTTCGCCGATTCCGCGGCGCCTTTGAAATCGCCGCTGAAAACCTTGCCGACGGCATCGGCCAAATCGGAAACGCCCGAAAGTATGTTTTGAAATTGGTCGGTGACGTATGTTTTAATTAGCGTTGCAAATTGCGTTATCGTTTCTTTTGGCTTGGTGAAAAGGTTTACAATGCCTTCGCCCAAGGTTGAAACAACGCCCATTAAAACGCGGAACACGGCCCCAACGCCCGCCGTCGCGCGCTCCAACATTTGCGCGCCGCGTTCGGTTTGGGTGAAATACGCAACAAGCGAACCAAGCGCCGTCACAAACAAGCCAATACCGGTTGCCGCAAGCGCAACTTTCGTCGCGTTCAATCCCGAAATCAATTGACGGATTCCGGCGCCCGATTCCACCAAGCGCGACGCAAACCCGCCCGTAACGTTGTCGAGCGCGCCAACAACCCGTTGCCCCGTCTTTCCTAAATTGTCAACCGCGCCTTCGGACGCTTCAAGCGCGGCGTCCAGTTTGGACGTATCCGCCTCGACGTCGACAACGATTTTGTTCTTTTTAGCCATACAACCAAAGGATTGCGCGAATTGCCAAATACCAAATCAACACGATATATCCGTAGTACACGACGCCCGCAAGTATCCTATCAAACCGGCGCAACCATAGCGGCCGCCGCGGTTCTTTTAAGAAATGCAACGCGTCGATGATATAACCGAAATCCTTTTGATTCTTGATTTGCATTGTTAGGGTTGATAGCAAAACCCGGTTGACGAATCGTACCAAAACCCGTAGCGTTCGCAACATTCACGGCCGCCCAAAAATGTACCGGTTCCGTCGGGTTCTTCAAATTCAATCTTGCCCGTCCGTCCCGTTTCCGGCAAATTCTCACAATCGCGACCCAAGCCGCCTAATAACTTCAGCAACTTAATTGTTACAACGCCTTCCGTCGTGGCATCGAACCCGGATATTTCAAGGATGCGGAACGCTGAACCAAACAAGCGGATTGAATCGTTCCAATTGAAGTTGCCGATATCCAATTGCGACAACCTGAATTTGGCGGTGAGAATACGCGCGTCGCTTGAATATAGGTCGATAACGTAGGCGCTCCAATACCGGTAGTATAGCGTTTCTTGTGGGTTGGCTGTAATATCAAAAAACGGCAACGCTACCCCAAACATCAACGACAAGTTTTTGACGTCAACAAGTTGCCCGTTGTACGGCGAAAACAAAGGGAAGTTTTCCGGCGAATCGGTGGCGCCATTCTTCAACAAGAACTTCAAGTTCTGTTGGCCTGCCCAATACGCAAGATGTGGTTTCAGATTGTCAATTGACAAATCTTCGCCTTCGGTTTTCAGCAACCGCAAAACCTTGTAAGACGTTCCGGGAATTAAACTAATTACGAACGGCGAAAACCCGCTTGTTATCGTTTCCTCACCGGTGGCGAAATCGTTGTTCGGGTCGAGAATTTGGTGACGTCCGTACGTGTAGCCCGTCGATTCCCTGAACGCTTGGTTCACGATATCGCTACCCTCCGAATGCGTCCAAGTGTACGTTCGCTTTTGCAAATCGGCCGTCGGGGTTACGGCGATATCTTGGGTCAAATCGACCTTGTTTGTCCAATCCTTTGTCGTTCCCGCGGCCAAATAATCGTTGAAGGGTTCGACGTTGATTTTGGTTGAATCGTATTTGTCGGGGACGAATACAAGGTTGAAGCATCGTTGCAACCCAAGCAAGAAATCAATGCACCGGATATCCGGCATATTGCGCGCAACGTCGAGCAACGGCGTTGTCGGGATGTAACTATGTACGTTCCACGATGTGCCACCAATTCCAAGTAATCCGTTGGTCGCGCCCGCGTTGAATGTAACGTTTCCTCCGCCGGTGCTAATTTGAAATTGCAAAACGTAGACGTGTCCCGCCGTCGCATCGAGCGCAAAACCAAACGGCGCCGCGGTGGACGCAATACCCCATTGATAAGACGTGTTGAAATCGAATTCGTCTACGACAAGGTTTGTATTTGTTCCCGTTGTGGTATTGCGCAAGCGAAGCGAAAGTGTAGCGCCCGCGTTGCTCAAATCGAACGAATAAAACCCGCGCATATAATAGGTGCCGGTGAACGGAACTTGCCATTGACCCGCGGCGAAATCCGCGCCCAAATCGTAGAAATTGCCGCCGTCGCTCAACTGAAGGTTTGTCCATCCAACGGGCGCCGTGAACGTTGTATTTGTTGTGAATCCCGCATAAAACGCCACCGCTTGCCCGCCGCCGTTTGTCGTCGTCAATTCCCGCTTGCCTTTGTGAAGCATCATATACAACGCGGTTGCGTTGTTCAGGAACGATGAATTGAGCGTGAACCCGTACGTTGAAAATATCTTGTCGACAATCGTTTTAATCCTAATAAACGGCGTCATATCCCGCGGCAATAACGCCGCGTTGCCGGGGTTAGACGATGCGCCCGCGCGCCAATTGGCGCCCCTTTCAACGATGCCGTACCGGATTTGTCCGGTGAACAAGTTTGCGTTCCAAGAATCGGTTACGTTGCTATAACTCAAATCGTGATTGAACGCCGACCAATTCAAATCGGCCAACTTCGCATCGCCGATTGTCGCCGCAAGGTTTCGAGCGCCACCGAAAAACGCAATTTCCAAATCAACGAACTTCCCGTTCTGAACGTACCACGATTTTACTTGGATATAACCGCGCATTATTTCAGCGCCTCCAATTGATAGAATTGCGTCCAACTTGCGTTTGATATCGAACGCCATTACTTGCGACAATTCAAACGGCTGAAATACGCGTTCGTTGCGTTCCGTCAACGGGATGCGGAACGTTTGCGAATAATCGCCCGACGGGTTATTGACCTTTTGTATATCCTGAAACGAATATGTAAGGTTGACGGGTTCGTTATCGTACAAATCCAATTGCCGCCATTGCGTGTCAAATACTTGAATCGTTAGCATTGGATTGATTGTGCAAGTTCTACGTTAATCGACGCTTGTGTTAGTTTGCTCGATGTGCGTACTTGATACGATGCTTGGTTGTCTGTAATGTTCAGCGGAACCCAAACCCCGTCAATCTTGCCCATTACTTGACGCGCCCGCATTAGTACGGGCAACAACTTCGCTTCGGCAACGTCGAATATCCCGTTCAGCGTGAACGCTTGTTTCGCCGTCTTTTGATACGGCAACGATTCCGCTTCGTACGTCAACCACGATTCCGGAATGTAGGCGTTGTAATCAATCAAATTGCGCTTGTACGTTTTTTCTTCCGTTCGTATTACACGGCTTGAATTATTGAAAAAACGCAAGTAATCCCAACCGCCGCGCGTGTTGCTGAACGCGACCAAAACCGAATCGTTGCGGTTGCCGTTGCAGTTCCTTGTAACGCGAATCGCTTTGCCGCGGATTGTGAGCGTCCCGGCGGTAACGGGTTGGATTGTATACGATTTCCAGTTTGTAAGCGAAACGCCGGTAATCGCTTCGACGTTGACGGGCATTAGCGCCGCGTACATCATAAACCCGTTCGTTGACGACGCGGACGGAAGTTGCGCGCCGTTGGTCGCGTTGATTGTAATTGTCGTTGTTGTGGTGACGTTGCTTGTGTTCGTTACCGCGTACAAAATTGAATCGCCCGAAAACACGTCGTCGGATATCAAACACGCAATAACGCCTTCGTCTTCATCGGCGGCCGTCAATTCAATATAACTTCCCGTTGCTTCCCTATCCGTCAACCAAAACTTTTTTGTTGAGGCGGTTCCGTAGTAATCGGCAAACGACGGATGCAACCCGGCCGACGTTTGTTCGTACCCTGCAAACAAGTACGCCGTTGCCGTGTCCAGTACCGCCGATTCCGTCCCGGTGTATTCTCCAACCTTCACTTCGTATTTGCGAATGTTGTAAGTTGTGAGCGTGAACGGAAGCGCGGTGTAAGCGTGAATTGGCCCCAACCCGGCGCCGTATCCGGTTTCATCGACCTTGCACCGGTTGAGAATTACGCGGCCCAAATCGAGCGTTGCCGCGTTGTCGGCGTTTACTGAAACGTAATACTTGCCAATTAGTCCGCCGTCCTCATAAACCCAAAAGATAATTCGGAACGCGGCCGTTGGCGTACCGGTATATTCCGCCGTAAACAACAAGGGTTGTCCCGAAGGTTTGAACGTACCGGCGCCCGGTGTCAGTAAGAAATCAACGGCCATTTTTGATTTGTGATTGTCGGCTGTTTACGCGGATGGTCAACTTTGAAACGGCATCTTCGCCGATTGCTTGCGCAAGCGGTGCGCCGTGTTTTTGAATCGCATATTCAAACCCGTTTACGAAATAACGCAAACCCTCGATTCCTTTTCTTTTGATGCTTCGGGCGATAAGAAAAGCCGCGCTTTGCAACCCGCGTTCCGTTTGCTTGACAAATTGCCCGTCGGCGTTCCGAAGGCGTACCGGCTTAACCCGCATCCATTTCAGAATTGCGTCCGTAGGCGGTTGCTTCGTGCGAAACGAAAACATACTTCCGCGCGATTGATTCGTTCCGTTGACGCCCCAATGAATGAACGGCGCGTATTGTTCGGCTTTTCCAGTTGCGAACAACTGAACGCCCGTGATTTTCTTGTTCTTTGTTGTGAGCGAATACGCAAGGGATTTTTGGAGCGTCCGCGTTGCAACGCCGTAGTTCTTATTCTTGCCGATGCGCCGCGTTCCAAGTTCACGTTGCGACGCTTCGACAACCTTTGTTGCGAACGTATCCCAAGCGGCATTCAGTTCTTTGCTCATAATGCAAGCGCCAATAACAAGTCGCGTATGGTAATAAACCCGTCGCGGTTTAAGTCGCACAACGGATTGTAAGGCGGTGGCATTTCACCGAAGTATTGCAAGATGCATTCAAGTACGTTCATCGTCCTTGCGCGTTGTAGCGTTTCTTGTAATTCTTGCTTGTCTTCAGGTGCGACGTTTTCGCCTTCGCGTGAATGCCGGGCCGGGCAATATCGCGTTCGATGCGCTTCGGTTGCGCTTGTGTTTTAGGTTTGGCCATTGCTCAAACTATCATAGTTCCACAACCAATAATTCGCCTCCAAGTATTCACACGCTTCGTCGTTCGTCCAAGTTGGGACGTCCAAGCCAACGCCCGGTTTGTATTCAACGATTGCCCAAGCGCCATCCACCGAATACCGGGTTGTACTTATATCGTCGTCGGCCAACAAATTGTAATCAATTGTTAGCACATCCGCGGACGGAATTACTTTGTAACGTCGTTCCATTAGTACCCGAATCGTGCTTTTTCAGCGTTGAAGTTTTGCGTCACTTGCGCGGCCGTCAATGCGATGTTGTAGCGGCGAACAAGCCCGGCGTACATTCTTTGCAATTCGCCCGACCCGTTCCAAGTTGCAAGATAGAAATCATTGTACGCAAGCGTCGGCGCGTAATTCCCCGTTGTGTCTTGTCCCACTTGAACGCCGTTACGATATACTCGTATTCTGTCGTTTGTGCCAAGATTCTCCATCGTTACAACCATATGATGCCACGTGTTCGTTGTCCAAACCGCCGTACCGCCGTATGTAGTTGTAAACGTGTCCGTGTTGGGCGCGTAGATAATCATTGCCGAGCCGCTCCAACGCATTCGCGTTCCTTGGTTGTATGCCGCCGCCCAAATGTTTCCCGTCCCCAACCAAGCGCCGTTTGAACGAATCCAAAGTTCGGTTGTGTAGTTCAGCAATTGCGACGCAATCAACGGGTCATCGACGGGTTGCGGGCGGGTGCCAATGCCTGCAACGTCATTTACCCCGTCGAAATAAACGGCGTTGACGCCGCCAATTGTCGTGAACGCCGCGCCGTTTCCTAACCCAAGGTTATACGTGTACGGCGTCGCATTGTACGTTTGGTGTAAGTCGTTCCAAATCGTGCTTCCGCTTCCAACGTTGGCGTCCCAATATGCCTGAAGGTTGGTTGTTACAAACGATGCCGCGGGCGCCGCGGCAACAAATGAATCCGCTATGTGGTTGAAAAAGTTCATATCAAATTGCTTGACGTTCACCAACGCAAACCCAAGTGTCCGTTGCAATTTTTTTGATTGCAATTACCGCGTATTGCTTCGCCGTTTTCGCCGTTTGGCTTGTCCGTAGCGTTACGCCTCCATTTCCTTGAATTGTTACGCTTCCCGTGTTTGCCTGCATAAACGCAATTTCAGTTCCGGTTTCAAATGCAACGGATGAATTCAGCGGGATTGTAATTACAAAGTTGGTCGTTGAATCGCAAACCATAAATTCGTTTCGGTCTCCGATTGCAAGCGTGTACGTCGTCGTGGTATGTGTGACCACAAGTGAATATTGCGACGGGATTGTTGGCTTGTTCAGAATTAGCGCATCGCCCGTCGCGGCGTTCCAATCCGCGTTCACGTTCACTTCCGCGCCCGCGGCGATTCCGTCAAGTTTCGTTTTGTCGCTTGCGCTCATTGCACCGGCCGCCGACGTCGTGGCGTTGGTAATGCTAATCGCGGGCGTCGCGCCTCCGCTCGACACGATGGGCGCCGTACCGGTTACGCTTGAAACGCCCGTTGAACCCGTTGCCGCGATTGTGATACTTTCCGCACCGGCGTTTGGCGTCAATGTGATATTAGCGCCTGCAATCAACGTCAACGTGTCCGTTTCGGAATTGGCCGAAATCGTGGTTGCGCCGACGACAAAATTTGAATACGCGTTTTGGTTTACTTCCGCGCCGGACGCGATGCCGTCCAACTTCAATTTATCGGCCGCGCTCATCGAACCCGCCGTTGACGTTGTAGCGGCGTCAATGCTAATCGTTGGCGTTGTCCCGCCGGTTGACACAATCGGCGATGTTCCCGCCACAGACGCAACAAAAGTCGGCTTGTTCAGAATTTGAGCGTCGCCGCTAACCGCGTTCCAATCGGCATTCACGTTGACTTCTGCGCCCGCTTGAATCCCGTCCAATTTAGCGGCATCGGTTGCAAGGGTGCGCCCGTTAATCGCGGTTGCGGTGATATTCTGAACGGCAAGCGTATTCGTCGAATCCGTGTAAGTGAAATCGGTGTCGTACGTAAACCCGCCGCCTCCATTTTGAAACCAAACGGATTTGAACCCGCCGGGCGGTGGGGATGAACCCGGCGGCGGTGGAATCGTAGTTGTGTTGATTGCGCGGTTTGTCCATTTCGACCCGTCCCACGAAAGCACATCATTCAGCGCAAGCGTAAACGGAAAACCTACGTCGGCGATTTCAGAAAGTTTGTAGTTCGGCGACCAATTGCGAACAAACAACCGGCCCGTGTTTGCGTGTTGCCGCGTGATAACTGCAACGGGAATGCGAGGAATTGGAGCGGCCGCAACAAGCGGCGTCCATTCGCCCGCCGTTACCGACAAATACACGATTGTCCCGACGGGCGCAATGCTTGTATTAATGCCGTAAATTGTTCCGTACGGGCGAACGTGTCCCGGCGAATTGGCTTCGATTCGTTCGCTTGTTATTCCTACAATTGTACGAACGTCGAGCGCGGCGGACGCGGCCGCAAGCACAATGCAAGGTCGGTCGCCTTGGACGGCGCCGTTGAACCGGACGACCTTACCAACCGGAATTGCCGCGCCGGGATTGAACACGGGGAAATCCAATTTGGCCGTCCCGCCGTTTATCCATTTATTGCTTGCTTCATCGTACACCAACGCTTCCCTATCAAGCGGTTCTTCAATACGAACGTCAATCAAATCCGCCAATTCATCAACGCCGCCCGTATCAATTGACACGATGCCGCCGCCTTCGTTTATCAACGTTCCGTTGGTAACGCGGATTGTGTTTACTGAAGCAACGTCAACGCTTCCGTCTTGCGTCAAGATGCGAAGCAACCCGCGCCGTTGATAGACGAACCCGCCGCCGTCCGGCAACACGCCGTTAATTGGCGCGTCGCAAGCGCTCCTATCATACGGAATTTGAATACTCAAATCGAGCAACACGCCCGCCAACACGTTACTTCCCTCCTCCGCAAGCGGTGTAATTGACGCGTTCGTTACTTCGTAGTTTTCTTCATCGATGAACACGTTGTGTCCGTTCGCGATATCGGCAATAATATCTTCCGCGCATTGTTCCGCGTCGCTTACAACCTCCTTTTGCCGTTCGGTTTTGTTGTCGTAATGCGAAGGCAAATCCAAAATGTACACTTCGAAATCCAGCGTCTTCGTCGTTTCGTCGTAGGATGCACCGGTGTAGATAATATGCATCAACGGATATTGGCCGTCTTTGCTCAAATCGACGTCCTCCGGCGCTCCAAACGAGAATTGCCGAATGAAGTAATGATTGCTTGCGAAATCCTCGAAACGCTTGATGAATGTGTTTAGTGTAATCATTTTTGTTTCTTCAATTGTTGGGCGTAATCTTTAAGGTACGCAAGATGTTGAAGGACGACGTGCGTTGGAAGTTCCGTAATTTCTTCAATCCGCCGAATATCGTTTTGCGCCAATTCGATGATTGCCGGGTACCAACCCCATTTGATAGCGAACGCATCGCCTCCGCTTCCGTTTCCAGCAAAGAGTGAATCAAAGTTTGCAAACGTTGCGTTCTTATATTCCAAAAAAAAAGCATCGCGCCGCTGAACAAATCGGCGGGCATTTGCTTGAAGACGTCCGCGTTTTCCTTCGCGGTGTACTTCGCAATTACGTATTTGTCACCGCCGCGCATCCGAACGGGTCGGTATAGGACGCTCATTAGGCGATGCGCGTTCGGCCAAAAGTCGGATTGGTATTTTTCGCAATCAATCCATTCGCCAATTGAGAATTCGCCCCAATCGTTTACAAAGCCGTATTCAACGCCATTCATCCGAAACGTATTCCGGTGTATTGCGGTTTCCGTTAAGCCGTTAAACGCGCTTAAAACGGCCTCAATTTCAACGGGCGTCAATTCCCGCGCCTTCGCTTCGGATATATTGAGCAATGCGGCCGCCTTGACGATATCGGAAGCGTCGGATAACGCGACCTGCAATTGGCCCAATGTTAGGTCACTCCAGTTCTTCGGCGGCTTCATTGTATGATTGACGTTGAATGTTTGATTTTCTGCAAAGTTAGGGCATAAAAAAAGGCGCCGTAGCGCCTCGTTTGTAGTTCACCCAATGCGATATCGCCCAAAGTTCGGGTTGCTCAAATTGAAGGTCGCCGCATACCGGGCCGCGTCGATTGCGTGATTGAAGGCGTCGACGGGTTCGTTCAGGATTCGCCCGTTCTTGTCTTCGCGCCATTTGTAGTTCCGTAGTTCCTTCAGTAGGTTGACGCTTCGCGCGGTTATGTACAAAGGTTTGGAATGCAGGTACTGAATGCCTGAACGTACCGAATCCGGCCCTTTGCGCGCCGCGTGTACGTTCAACCCGTATCCGTGTAGTTCGTCGATTGATTTTGGTTCGGCGGAATCCGCAATGATAGGCGCCTTCCCTACGTCCAGCAACTTCGCAATTTGCCGGTTCGCCAATCCCGATTGATA